TTCTTGCATAAAAACCTTCAGATGGAGATCCAATTTCTCCAGGAGTTCCACCACTGAAGTTTATACTTACATCAGTAGAAACTAAATCCACCTCACCTTCTGCTGGAAGATTTGTATAAAATACATCTGAAGTTGTCATCTGTTCATTAATTTTTTCTCTATCAAAATATTGATTCATTTCTTCATCAATCATATTTCTCCAATTATATTTTTTAGACTCTTTTACCTTCAATTTTTTTGCTTTTTTAACTTCAGCATCAATTTCAGGATCACCAGTTTCTGGCATTGCAGAAGCACTATGTGGATCTAACTTCTTGTAATAATCTTTCTTCTTTCCATAATTTGGATGATATCCATTTACCATCTCTGGGGGAGGTTCATTAGGATAACCATCCTTTGATGGTTTGTCTGGATAATCAATTTCTGGTTTTAATCTTTTAGAAACCTTTTTAAACAAAGGATCTTTATCTGCTTGAATGGTTTCTTGTTCTTCAATTTTATTTTTAAATGGACTTTGAAAATTTGGATTCTCTTTTATCATTGCTTTTTCATGAGCAATGATATTCAACTGTTCTTGAATTCTACGATCTCTCCATCCTTTCTTATTTTTATTTTCATCAACAATCATATCCCAAGCTTGTTGCCCATGACCCACTCTATCATAAATGATATTCATTCTTTCCGTTGTTTCATATCCCTGCCAATAATAATCCTCAATTCTCCACCGCTGACCTTTTGCATTTCCAGAAGCAACTAAGTCATCACTTTGTCTAGATGCAGTTTTATCTGGGGTATTTTGCGGAGAATACTTACCAGAGAAATTCATTTTATATTTTACTTTTGGTTGTTCCGGAAGAACATATGGTTTTTTAATTTCACGAAGAATTCTTTGGCGATTTTCTGAAAGAACTTGGCCTTGAGGGTTGAATGAATTTCTTATAGTGTTATTTGTTGGAGGTGGTAGGGGAAGATTAATTGGCATATTTTTAACTTTAATTTCTTCACCAGTTTTCCATTTTTTAGGATCAGGATCAGAAGTGTTCATTTGATCAGTTCTTTGATAGACATCTGGACTAGATTTCATATCAGGTCTTTGTTGTGCGCCAAAACTAGTTGCAAAAAAATTAATTAATTCTGGAGCACCTTTAACTGATGCATCAGAATCATTAGTGAAAACATAATTATCATTAATACTGGAAACATATTGATTACCATTTTTATCGGTTTTTATTTGACCTTTAAATGCATCGGATCTTCCAATATTATTCATAATATTATGATACTCATCGGTGTTTTTAAAATCACCAACTCTACGATCTGGATTTGATGGTGTTGGACCTGTTCCAGGATTTAAAACCTGATTAATTTTTTCTAAATCATTTCCATTTAATCTTTCCCACCTTTCTCTAGGAATTGTTTGCAATACATCATTCAATGCATTAGAAACATTTTGTGCATCCTGTGGTGGCAAATTAGCTACATAAGGATTATCTCGCGTATAATTTACCGTTCCTTGTTGTTGTAATAAAAATGAACCAAAAGCTGCTCCAGCATATGCAAGAGCACTTAGAGGTTCAAAAAAATTTCCAACGGATCCAAATAAATTTCCAAGAGCATCCTTGCCTTTCTTAAACAATTCCCAAGGGAATCCAGCGTCTTTAGCATCACCAGATTTTGGATTTCCTTGCCGAGTTCCAATACTTGGATTTCCACCAGAACCAAATTGTCTTGGTGCCATTCCATTTCCACCATACATGTTTGGTGGACAATTAGGACAATCTGCAGGGCCCTGAGGGCGTTGTGGAACACCACCACTATAAAAATACGGTACGTTTGTTACGTAATTATCTGCAACTATTTGATCTCTAATCCATTGGACCATTTCCAATGTCATATTTTCATTATATAAAGTGAGTCCGCTTGATGTTCCTCCCCACACTGGATAAGATCCATTCAAATTGGATTTCCATTGCCCAGAAATTCTTGCAAGGAGAACAAACTGTCTTGTATCTTTTTGAATGTAACCAATATTAGTATATGAATCAGAAGTATGGTTGGGAACAAATCCATCAACTACTGGACCAAGGATAAATCCCCTACTATTGGGAGGAAGATCTGAAAATACAGTTCCATCTGCACCAATTAGTCCATCAGTGCTTTTTCCAGTAGGATCATTTTCCAAATAATCTTGACTAAAATCTGTTGAAACCTGAGTTTCCCATTCTGAACCCCCATTCCAGTATCCTTTAGGTCTTACATACTCCAACTCTCCAGGAGTTCCTGGAATTCCTTCAGGCCATGAACCATCTGCTGCAGGATAATATACAGTTCTAGGATCTTTGTCACCTAAACGAAATCCTGGTTCATTTAAAGAATAAACACCTTTAGTATTATTTGTAGGTGCTTCATTAAGACGTTTGATTTTATCATCTACTTCAGTAGATTTTAGAATACTAAGGGCTCTACTGTATCTGTTTTTCTTCACTATTTCAACAAATTAGTGGTTAGTAAAAATATTTATGAAATCAATTCCAACCGGATCTACACGAATATCACCACCAAGAAAAGCAATGTTAGCAACTCTACTGTGAGTTATGTTAGATGAAGTTGTAGTTACATCATGTACTGTGGATGGATCAATCCATATGAAACGATTTGGTTTTGGAAAAATACCATTACGATGCTCTTCTTCTACAGCATGTATAAATTTAATTTTACCTTCCCAAGTTTCATCCCAATGCGGATGAATATAAAACACATACCCACCATTGTCAACATGTGGACCATGCATATTCCCATGCCCATAATTTTTAGGGCGAAATTGATTATAACCAAATAATTTTACAGACTCATCAAAATGAATCTGATGCAATCCAATTTCCCTTAATCTATCAAGAACTAATGTATAAGATTCTTTCCAAAGATCATCTTTAAGTTCAGCAAATTGACCATTATTATAGTTTGATGCCCTCACAACCTTTTCAGTCAGAGAATTAAACTTATCTTGTTGCAAAAAATTATCTATGAGTATTGCTGACCTGCAAGACATTGTGTTTAATTGGAAGTTTTTAAATATTTATTTTAAGATACCCTTTCCTAAATAGTTTCAGTGTTTATCACATAAGAAAAATGAAAAGACTCATCTTAGCCTTTTCGTTATTCTTCGCTATTCCAGTTAATGCTGCTGAAATCACATCAAGAATTACTGATTCTATTCAATTAAGTGTACAAGGTGCAGCGGTTCAATCAACAAGAATTGGGGCTTCTTATTCTGCCTCAGGTACAAATATTCAATCTACTTCATTTGGTGGCGTAGGTGGTGCCGGAACTTATGATATCAATACAGCAGGTCAAGCATTTACTTTCTCAGAAAGTTTCAATGCTGCTGATACACCAGTCACCACTCAGTCGGTCAGTGGTGGAGTTATTGCTTCTCCCAACCTTTATGGGGATAGTGTTACTCAGTTAGCAGGAGACAAAGGTTCTCTCGCTGGTACATTATCACCTACAGGTGTTCCTACTGTGACTGCTGGTGGTCCTGGTACTACAGCAACGGCACAACGTAGTATTGAGCTGAGCGTATTCAAATGAGACATATCCTAGCAGGTTTATTCCTGCTAGGGTTTTCTTGTCCTGCCCTAGCGGAAAGTGTTGTGCCTAATTTTACTAGGGGTACAATCAATGCGACTACAGAATCTACTACAAAAATAATAGAAACAATTCGCCAAGTTGAATATACAACTGGCACATCATATACTGTGACTGGAACTAATATTAATATTCCTGGCACTCCACAACAAGGAGCAAATTACAGTATTATGACTCAAGGTGCTCCATTCCAGTTCAGTGAAACCTACCTCGGCCCTGGAGTGGCTAAAGAAACATGGATAGATCGCACCACAGAAACCCAATCAACCACTACATCAATCTCTGTCTTTACACAGTAATTTCATTAGGAGGAGCAGCTTATGGACAATCTGCTCCAGCGCCTAGCAATACTAACATTGCTGGTCCTAGTGCTAGTGCTACTGGGAACGTCACTAACCAAGCGGTCCAGGTCTTGCAAGGTCCATACGCAGTTAATACCTACGGATCAGGGGTTAGTTGCCAGGGGGCAACGTTCTCAGTGTCTCCATTTGCGATGAGTAGTAATAATAATAGTGATGATCCAGAATCATTCGCATCTAGAAATGGTAACTGGGGAATTTCTGCTGGATTGAATATTCCTTTAGATGGAACTTTAATGAACTTATGTAAAAAAAGAGCAGAAACTGAAATTGCTAGACAACAAGCAGAAACTGATAAAGCAAGATTGGATTTTGAACTCGTAAGATTATTAAAATGTGGTGAAGCATATAAAAATGGAATAATGTTCCATCCAGAAAGTCCATATTATAAAATATGTGCGGATGTTGTTGTGAGATATCCAAAAGTTGAGGATGTAGTCAATGGATCTAATCGCACCAATTGATAATCCAAATTTAAGACCGATAATCGGAAATAATCCGATTAACATTCCAAATTCAAACACCAATAGAATTGCTGGTCCTTCTGTAATTTCTACTATAGAAAAACCAACACTTCGTAGTGTTGAAGCACCAGTAGTTCGTGGATTGGAAGTACCTGTTATAGATACTCCAAATACTACAATTAAATATCCAGTTATTAATGTTCCAACTCAAGCAGAGTTTGATGCTGCAGTAAAATCTGAACGAGAAAAGCAACAGCAACAAGAAGAAAAACCAAAGGAAAGAGGATTACCGGATTCTACTCCTCCTCCCCAACTACCTCAAGTTGCTCAAACCCCCCCATCTCAAACTCCAACACCAATCGCAGAAATACCTGCAGATAAACCAACAACTACCCCAACCTTTACTGTCGGTGGAATCGATATTAATTTACCTGATCCTTCTCTTGTTGCTACGGCTGGTGCTGTCGCAGTAGTCACAACTGCAGCAACAATGGCTTCAACAGCAGTTTTAAATGTTCTTAAGAATGCTGCTGAACCTATGATAAGAGAAGCAGCAAAAAATAAATTTAAAATTAAAATCAAACAGACTAAACCTGTTCTCCATTATGTTCTATCCGATGGAGGACACATTGATATATTTGAGTACTCTGCTGAGGGTACACGTTTAGTTGCACAAACAGATAACGTAGAGCAATATATCAGAGATCAAGTAGATACGAATGCTCTCTATGAAATAGAAAACAAAGTTATTATTGATGATGTAATGAAAAATAAATTTACAAAAGAAGGGCAAGAGAGATTTAAAGGTCTCTATGCCCCACCAAAGAAGATTGCTAAGAAACTCTCAGCAAGATTATCCTTTTGATTTATTTTTTAGTTTAAAAGCAGCATCCCCAAGAAAAGAACCTACTGCAAGAATGAGAACTTTGGAATAAGCATCACGACTTGTGCTTTCCAGTTCCACTTGACCTTCTGTTCTAATTGCAACAGATTCTACAGCAGAAATCATTAATGCTGCCCATATGATTATGAATAATCTAACAATATTAAAATAAATCATTTTTGTCTTTTTGATTCTAATAAAGCAAAATCTTTTTTCTTTGTTCCTCCATCATATTCCCAACACAGTCCCTCATCAATCATCATTTGATTAACAGACTTTTTCTTATTAACTGCTGATACTTCGTTATCGCCAATAAACAAATGTCCCAAAATTCTACCGTACTTTTCAGTAGAATCTGGGAGTTCTGTTTTTACAATAATATCAGTTTGTCCTTCTAACTTTTTCTTGAGCCATTCTTTAACTTCAAGACCAAGTGCTTTTTCTTTCGCATCAGTTGTCCTGCTCTCTGGGGTATCGACACCAGCAAGACGAATTCGCTTAGTAAGAGAGATATCAAACCCCAAATCAATAGCAGCATCAATAGTGTCGCCATCTACAACTTTATATACTGATTTAATTCTATAGATATAAGGATCTTTGTCTGACATTAGAAAGGTAATTTAAACTCTTTGGTATTTAGTTTAGGAATGGGTAATTTTTCAAATGCTTTGTTAATTTGCTTTTCTACAACAGCACCAACAAATGCTTCTGGATTATCTAGAATCTTTTGTGCTTTTTGGTAAGTAATATAAGCACCCACACCAATTGCAGAACTAATGCCCAGACTTGTGATTGATAGAATTAGACTCAGATGTTTCATCCTTCATTTCCTCGTTTGCTAATTTTAATATGTAGTAAATGATGTATGCAGTAAAGGCAAGTCCGCAAGATAATATTATAACAACACCCCAAGGAAACTGATCCATCAATATTTACCTTCTGTACAATACTGTATTTTCTTATTTGGATAATAAGGATACAAACCATCTTGTGGTTTCATCCATCCACAACCAATTAACCATTCTTTTGTTAGTGGAGTTGGTGTTACTTGTTCCCATAGTGGACCTTGTGCTGCCATCTCAAGATATCTAGCAGTCTGATTGAGTTGCTCTTCTGCCCAGTTAGCATCTGCTTCCCAAGGAACAGCACGACTTTGCATCATTGATTCATAGGTTAATTTAGTCATTTTCATCAACCATGCAGGAATCTCAGAATCTTGATGCACTTGAGCCATGAAGGATGTTTGCAATCCACCTCCCATAGCATCTTGAACGACGTGCCAACCTTCATGGCGAAGAGTTCCTAAGAATTCTCTTTCGTCCCTTACAAGATTTTCATTTATAAAGAAACGATTATAGTTTGGTTTGTATAAACCTACAGTTCTTGGGGTAAAATATCTTTCTGGTGCAACATAAACAGGAATTTCAAGTTTATTCAGAGCATTTATAATTCTTACAATTTCTTCTCTGAATGGATCAAAGTCAGGATCTTTTAAAAATTCTGATTCTGTTGTTAGTTTTTCTATACCTTCAGTGCATTCTAAAAGAATCATACAACCCATTGCCTCAACACTGTAAGGTCTTACTGTAGGTTGTTTGGGTTCTAGTGAATTTGCTAATGCAGGGAATGTTAAAGTTAATGATAATCCTATTGCTGTGAGGAATTTTTTCATTCATCCCACCATCCTTCTTGTTTATGAATCCAGACTTTCAAATCTTTTACATACTTCCTCAATATCTGGGCTTGTTCTTCATGCCAAAAATCACCCGTCTCCATGAAAAGACGGGTGTGATTATCTATAGCTTTGAGTATTTGGTGTATGGGAGCATTCCAACACTCCCTTTTTGGAGTGTTCCATTCTCGTGGCATGGGGTTACAAGTGAGTGTATTTCATTATATCTAAAATAATCAATTTGACATTGACCTGGACTTATCTCCATATAACCAACAATCATGAAAGCGATCAATTCCATTATTTTTTCTTACCACCATTTTTTGCTTTTTTAGTATTAGCATTACCAGAATTTTGCTTCTTATTATTAGAAGAACCAGCTCCACCAGAACCTTTTTTGCTTTTGTTTGCGGATTTAGACATTATGATGCTCCTGTACGTGGTTGCACTTGACCTTCAAGAACTTCAACTCTTTCTTCAAGAGTTGGCTCTACAGAAGCAACTTCTGCAGATGGTTGCTCTGGTGATGTTTCCACTACAACTTCCTCTCTGCGTGGTTCTTCTTTTTTCTCATCATCATCTCCACCCTTCTTCATAGTATTAATACCAAAAGTAGCAGCAGATGCTGTAAAAACAGTAGCAATAAAGGTTGGGTCCATTTTAGACAAAGCACCTGCATAACTTGCGGTGAGGAGAGCAGCAGACCAACCCAAAATAGCAATACGAATAACAGTACTCATACACTTTTCCTTTTTGTTTGGCGTTTCCATTTGTTCCTTAGTTTGAGGTTAACCTTTTTTCCAAGCTTCACCTTCTGCTTTTCTTCTACGTGCAAGACCTGCTTCTACATTTGAACCAGGATTTCTGTAGAGGTAAAGCGCATCGGGAACCAGATCCCACTCTTTATTCTTCAGGCGTTTAGTAATAGTATTAAAGTTATCACCACCGTAAAAACCGGCACCAAGATTATAAGCAAAGCTGAGCAGAGCTCCTCTTTTTCCATCAGACATTTCCCCCCAATGTGGAATTTTACGAAGTGCTGGGAGAAACTCTTTTTTGCATTGTTCAATTAAAAGTTCATCCGCTTCTTGTTGAGTCAATGTATCACCAAGTTTGAAAGGTGATCCATCTTTCTTGCGAGTCGAACCCCAACCAATTGTAATTGGAAGTCCGCCCGTCAGAGGATCAGGATATGCCTTTAAATGACATCCTTCAAACTCCTTGATCAACTTGATGCCCATCTGTGGAACATCATCGCCACCGGTTACAGTAGCTGCAGCAGCGGCAGGGGCTGGTGCAGCACTAGTCTTTTTTCCGCGATAAATTTCTGCCCAATCAATGTTATCTTCAAGATATTTAACTGGAAGATTATCTTCCAACCACTGTACAGCTTTTACATGATTTGGATTTTTTTCGTCATAAAATTTAAAAAAGTTGTGTAGATCAATTCTTGCCATCTTGTCCTCCGAAATACTTTTGAAAAAGATCGTTTGCTTCTTTATGTTTCCCGTTATTTGTAAGATCCTTAATAACCTTAAGCATCTTTGCTTTGAAATTAGTCGAAGATCCTTCCCCAGCCATCATTCCCTCCTGGACACCAACGGTGCTTGAGAACTGCTTTGGTGTAAATGGTCTTCTTACCATTTGTTACAGGACCAGTATAGTTATCGTTGAGGGAACCATATGGATCATTGACAAAATATCCTTTGCCATCTGGAGTCTTACCGATGACTACACACATGTGCCCACCAGTAGGTGCAGATAAAGAACCGCGATGTAGGATACCAATAACGACAGGTTTCCCAGCATCAAGACTCTTATCAATGTCAGCAAAAGAAAGATTGTAACTAAAGTGTGACTTAACTCCATAACCTGCCAGAACCTTTGTCTGAACCGCATGGTCGGTTGTGTCACCAATAGCAAATACTTTCTTGACATATTCATCATCACCTTTAATGCTTCCTGGCTTGAGGAATGCAAGACACATAGCACATGACGAACTGTTGCAAGTTCTATGTGCATCTCTGTAGTTATCTACTTGATTGAAGTATGGAACTGCAAGTACTTCTGGAGTTGGTGGTTTTGTTCTGAAAATACCAATCCAATCAGTCTCTGCGTCATCTAGGAATTGAGCAGGCAGGTTATCCTCTAGCCACTGAACTGCTGCTACATGATTTGCATTACCATCATCATAAAATTTAAAAAAGTTATGAAGATCTAGGGTCATCGGACACTTCTATAAACACTGAAGATATTTATAAAAAAAGCGCCTTTTTAGGCGCTTTGATTATCTTCATGCAGCAACAGTTTCTCGAACTGTTTCTTTTACATATTCAAAAACAACTTCTGGAGTAGTCGCTTCGTAAGGGTCGGTGTCTGCGTTGTCCCGTTGCCCCACTTCCACGAATAGTTTTTCGATGATTCCATTATCCACGATCGCAGCATAACGCCAAGAGCGATCACCGAAACCAAGGTTGGACTTATTAACAAGCATTCCCATAGAACGTGTGAAGTAAGCATTGCCGTCTGGAATGAGTTTGACTTTCTCAATGTTCTGGTCTTGTGCCCAAGCATTCATCACAAACCCATCATTAACAGAGATGCAATAAATGTCATCAATGCCAAGTCCAATAAAATCTTCGTACTTCTCTTCGAATCCAGGCAGTTGATAAGCAGAGCAAGTAGGAGTGAATGCACCAGGCAGACTGAAAATAACCACACGCTTACCATCAAAAAGTTCCGCAGATGTGCGAGTTACAAATTCACCAGACTCACGAAAGGTGAATTGAACTTGAGGAACTTGATAACCTTCGCTACGCATTTTAACCTCCATCTCACCAAATTCCGGGGATGATTTGTCCGGTAGCGGCATAGCTACCCATTGCAGCAATAATACCAATCATTGCTGCCCATCCATTAATACGTTCTGCTCTTTCGTTCATTGTTTTTCTCCTTGATAGGGGTGTTGTTGTTTAAGTTCTGGATCTGGATTACAGACCAATTTTTCTTTAACAGGTTTAATAACGATAAACTTATCGTTTTTGAGAGTGCCAGCGATCTTAACTTCTAGTTCTACATTTCGATCCCAGGCACCACTATCAACCAATTCATGAAGGGCAATTGAGAATTGGCCTAACATGTCAACAGAAGATGGTTGAATTGCGGTCACAGGTTCTCCTCTTGTTCAATAAGAATTACACAATCTGACTTAGGATATGCAGTGCAAGTAAGAATGAAACCATCTGCAAGTTGATCATCATCCAAAAATGTCTGATCTTCATTATCAACAGTTCCTTCAATTACCTTACCAGCACAAGAGGAACAAGCACCAGCGCGGCAGGAGTATGGAAGTTCGACTTCTGCTTCCTCTGCTGCATCAAGAATGTAAGTATCTTCGTCACACTGGATAACGGTTTCGGAACCGTCGGAGGAACGGAGAGTAACATTGTAAGTTGCCATAAATTAATAAGTTTCTGAGAGTTGATTAACTGAGTGTGCCAGTAAAACAAAAAAGGCGACACTAGTTATTGTAAAGATAATTGAAGTCATTGTCAAGTCTCAAATTACACCAAAAAATAGATGACCCGTTAGTGCGTAAGAGATAAAACCAGCCACGATCCCAAGCATAGCCCAGCGACCATTAGCAGATTCGGCTCGTTCAGCATAACTTTTCATCCCATACTTCTTTGCGTCTTCGTCGGAAATGTAAACAGGTGGTTCAATTGCCCACATATTCATTTGTCCAAATTCGTTTTTTGTTACAGTCATAATAGATTTGTAAAGAACTGTTACAACAGTATATAGGAAACCTAAAGAAAAAACAAGGGGGAAAACCCACCCTTGTTAGAAAATGCTGACTTTAGTAAGTATAAATGCTTACATTACTGACCAATACGACCAACAGCAAGACGTGCTTTGTTCAGAATACTACCAGAAAGAGGAACATATCCAAGGTCATCAGCAATCGATTGTGCCTTAGTGCTAAGAGCATAATTCAGAGCAGCACGGATATCATCTGTCTTTGCGCCATTACCTTTCTTATAGGCAAGAATCCAAGTCAAGGTAGAAATTGGATATGCATTTACGCCAGCAGGATTGGGATTCTCGCCAGCAAGATTAGCATCCAGAGTAATACCATTCAGAGCAGCAGAACCAGTCACGGCAGAAGGTCCAACGAACTTACCTGCCTTGTTTTGGAGAACTGCTGCCTGAAGTTTGTTAGCACGAACAAATCCAGTGTTCACATAACCAATCGCACCAGCAGTATTCTTGATGGTTCCAGCAACACCTTCATTACCTTTTGAGCCAACACCAGTAGGCCACTTGACTGCTTTACCAACACCAGGTTTCCAACCACCAAAAGCATCCAGAGAATTAGTGAATGCAAAAGTAGTTCCAGAACCATCAGAACGATACACCACTTGAATAGGACCAGCGGCACAACCAAGTGCTTTCCAATCCTTAATGCGTCCAGAGAACACATCAACGGTTTGCTTCTGAGTCAGTTTTAGTTTGCAACCAGGCTTATTATAAGCAACAGCAATCGTTCCACCTACCATAGGAATTTGAACGACACCACGCTTCACCTGTTTTGCTTCTGATGCTTTGATCGGTTCATCAGACGCACCAAAATCGACGGTCCCAGCGATGAACTGACGAACACCAGCACCAGAACCGACAGATTGGTAATTAACACGATTTCCAGTAGACGCAGCATAATCTTGGAACCAGCGTTGATAAATTGGTGCAGGGAAGGTGGCACCAGCACCATTCAAAGTAGATCCAGCAAGAGCGGCAGCAGGAGCGGCAACCAGACCAACAGCAATAAAATTTTTGAGTTTCATAAAAGAGTTTAGAAGTGAATTGACTTCGTAAGTAATGATACTGGAAGGAAACCTTAAAGTCCACTAAGGTTTGGTTAAGGTTTTGGTTAACCAATAAAAAAGCACTCCAATCTGGAGTGCTTTTACTCAACTTATGAGTAGTTTATCAGAACTTGAAGGTAGTCTGGATTACACCACCCCAGTTAGAGGAATTGCCAGCAAGGCGCTGATTGTCACTTCCATAAATGATAGCAGGAGTGATGCTGATGTTATCAGATACTTGATACTTGTAGAAAACTTCAAGCATCGTTGCCTTCTCAAGGTCTTCACCAGTAGGGGCCTGACCGATAGCAACCCCAGCAGAGTTGCCATCAACAAACACATCTTCCCACTGAAGACCAGCAAACCAAGACTGGCTATCGGTAGCAGCACTAGGAGTACCGCTTACAGTGTTCCAACCATAACCTGCAGAGACAGAAGGAACAATACCAGACTTAGAAGGTTGCCAGTATGCATTCAGGGCATAACCATTAGAGGTTTGGCCAGGAACCAGAGTACCAGAAGAACCATCAAGACCATTATAGGTACGAACACGAGTGCCTTCAGTACCATAACGATAACCAAATGCAGCACCCCAATTAGTACCACGATAACCAATTTGTGCGAGAGTATTCAGAGCACCAGTCTCATCAAACTCACCCTTAGAACTATCTTGACCTGCTTGGGCAACATAGTTTACACCAGCAACAAGACCTTTCTTACCATACTGAGCACCGAAACCAGCACCAGTTGCCTTGTTATAGACGCCAGGAGTACCAGCAACAGCAAAGAAGTCAAGAATACCAGACTTATATGCAGAAGGCATCCAGGCAATCTCAGTGTTACGAACTGCAGCACCAGCAGTCAGAGTTGCTTTGTTATTGAAAGCAGGGAACTGATAGTACAGACGGTCGATAACTACATTGTTACCAACTTCACTGGAAGTGTTGTCAGCTTTATCCAGTTTGAACAGAGAAGAACTAGAACCAAACGGATCACTGCTGAAATTAGCAGAGCGCAGACGAGTCTTGAGAAGATCTTTACCAGTAAATGAAGTATCCAGATTCAGGCGTAGATCGTAGTTGAATGCAGCATGAGTTACATCACCACCTTTGGTTTGATATTCATCGACATTACCAATTACAAAGTTTACTTCACCACGCAGTTTGGTAGTGGTGGAGAACTGAGTTGCTTCAAGTTGTCCAACTTGGGCTTCCAGTTTAGAAACAGAACCTTGAATTACAGTCAGTTCATTGCGGAACTCATCAGCAAGACGCTTTAATTCATCAGTTTGTTCAGTTACACGATCAAGGCAAGCATTTAGAAGTGCTGCTGCCTCATAACGGGTCATTGCCTTAACACCGCCATAAGTTCCGTTAGGATAACCAGCAACGCAACCATAACGCTCTACGAGGTTGCTGAGTGCCTGATAAGCCCAATCGGTAGGTTGAACATCAGACAGTTGATTGATACTTGTGACCTGTTCAGAAGAATATTGATTGACTGCTGCCATATTAAGATCTGCCGCATTCGCAGCAACAGGAGCAACCATTCCCAGAGCAACAGGTGCAAGCATCAGTTGTTTGAGTTTCATAAAAAGTTTGTTTTAGTACTAAACGACATACTGGGTAATAATGCAAGTGATTACGACAAGATTACCTCAGGATATGTATTTTAACATTTTCTTTGGGATCATGTCAAGTGCTTTGTTGGGATGATGAGTTTTCAGTTATTCGTCCAAGATAAGGATCATAATTCATGTGATCCTTAATATTAATAGTTGCTCCAAGTTGTTGCCAATAATTAAGTAAAGCATCATGAGGTGCTTTGTGAAAGATTCCCAAATGTTCGGGATGAATTGCAGATCCCATTTCTAAGTTATAAAGAAACAGAGGAATAGTATAAGTTTTGCCAGTTTCTAAAATAGTATCTTCAGAAACTGCTCTGGGTTTTACACCATTATCCAACTTAAACTTATCACCACGAACATGATGTTTCATTAGTTTTGCAGCATGGTGTCTGCTTATCAAGTAAATCGCAGCAGAAAAATCATTGATGAATTTTAAATGCAATTTAACATGAATATCTCCTGTACAAATTGTTGTGAGTTGGACACAATCCCAATCATAAGGAATTTCGGCAAAAAAGTCAGTCCAAGTAAAATTCCAATACCTTACAATATCAAAATTTACATCATCCTCAAGAATCAAACAATAATCATCATTGCTGTTTTCATAAAAATGTTTGATTGCCTTAAGATGCGACATACAACATCCCAATTCATTTTGAGAGACATTATCAGGGATTCTACCTTTCAAATGACCAGAAACATCATCTATCCTTCCATCATATCCAGAAATACGTGTATGATTTTCAATTTCCCAGTGTTTAAACTGATTTTCCATATACTCACGACGATGAGTATCTGCATCAAGGTTTAACCAGTAAACATGAGGAACTCCTTTAAGTTTGTATGCAGACTTATTCTTGTCCATCAGTAATTCTTGTCCAGTCATCGGGAATTAAATCTTTAGTATTGTGGTTTTTTGTATATCCAGTTTTTCCAAACCATTGAACTGGAGCAATTACTTTTTTATTTTTATTAGCAGAAAGCCATGCGCCCCACCAAGAGTACGAAGAATTTGCAATAATAAAATCCTTACAGAGAGACATTAAGCAAAGATCTACTCTATTATCTGTATTTTCCGAAATCAAGAATCTATCATCAGAAAATAATTTTTGCACTTTACACCATTCAGGATCATCAGAAAAAACGATCACATTGCGATTATCATCAAAATATTTTAGTGCCGCTTCATAATATAGAAGGGGTAGATTGAAATGATTTTCACTGTTTGTAATATAATCTGTTCTACGTACATGTAGTGCGATAGGATTATCAACAGACTCTATCATCTCTTTGCATGGATTTAGAATTTCATCTTTAAATGTAAAATCTTCACGAATTTCATTTTCAATATGCTTGAAATATTTTTCAGTCTGAAAATATCCAATAAGACTAACATGATCGGGACACATAGTAAAAAGTTCTTCATCAAAATGAAAAAACCTTTCTTGCACTGAAGGTGCATGTCCATTATTAAGCAGTCCAATGTTTACATTTAAATCAAATGCATCAAAAAGTTCTGTTCTGAGTTTGTTGCCAATACCATCATCAACTTCCTGAGAGTGATTTGGAATACAAAAATCAACTCCATTATTTTTTGCAATACCTTTGAGTGATGCATACTGGAACATCTGATTGGCAAATCTTCCCATTCGCCCAAGTGCATTAAATCCTATCATTTTAATTGCTCTTTTCTTATTTTCAGATAATCCTGATTTTCATAATAACTCACCAATTTATTTTTGTCAAATGTTTTGATAGTATTCCATAGTTGCCAATTGTTGTTAAAATTTGGATTACTAAACCAAGAATTATGTGTTCTTGCATGTTCTAAATGATAAACATAATCATGAATCCTTTCTATTCTATTGCCAAGAACACTCATACGATAATAAAATTCATCATCTTCGCATCCCCAAGAAATAAAGTTTTCATTCATCATATATGAGTCAATATATTTTTGGCGATTAATAAATTGAGTCCATCCAATGGTTGAATTTGATAGAGATTTATTTAAATCTAGGATGGATATGTCTAAAGATTCTACGAATTTCTCATATATTTCCATATTATATTCTGCTTTCCATTGATAAATTCCACAACCATAAGGATACACTACGTCTGCTTGATCATTATCAATCAAATTATACGCAATAAAATAAGAGTCTAAGGGTAAGATGCAATCAGCATCATAATTTGCAACTACTTTTGTTTCTGATGCAACTATCAAATCATTTAAGACTTTACTTTTGCAAAACAAAGAGTCATTACTTTCTTCAAACAAATAAGTTAGATTATCAATGTTTGCATACTTTTTAATTTCAGGAATAGCTCTGAATTTAAAAGTTTCTTTATCAGAAACTTCCTTAACTATAACTTTTGCTGGAATATGCCTTAATAGGTAAGAAACAGAAGATATAATATTACGCAATCTATCTTCTGTTTCAATTCTGGTTGGAATTAAAAAAGTTAAGTCCATCATACTCTAACAACCTCACGATTAACTTTTAATGTTCTAGGAAAATAATATCCAGATGTATCTAGATGACTTAAAGCGACACCAAACCAAGGATCTGGAATATAGACTTTTTTATCTTTACTATTTCCAAGATATGCCATCCACCAAGAGAATGTACTATTAGCAATAATAAAATCAGAACAAGAGGAACCTAGGCACATATCATGATGTGCTTTTTCATTTTCTTCCCTTTCTTCATCATTAAATATAAAATTACTTCCAACAAAAATTTTCTTACACCACTCAATGTCATCAGATATTACAATAAACTGGCGATCTTTGCCTAGATCTTCAATACAATCAAAATAATATTTTTCATTGCAAATTGCATGGTAATCTTGAACTCTAATAAAATCTTTTCCTCTTCTAATGTTTAAACAAACGGGATTATCTGCATTATGTTTTTTATGAAAAGCATCTGCGGTTTCTAGATACTTTTCTTTAAATACAAAATCTTTTCTTATTTCTTTCTCTGCATTTTCGAAATACTTATAACTTTCAAAGTGTCCATATAGACTTGCATTATCTGGGCATTCATTAAATAATTCTTCACAAAATTCATGCTGATGAACATCTATCTCATATCCATCAACTAAACCAAATCTACCATTTAGATGATTAAGTTCAAACAAGTGTTGTAAGTGATGATTTACAGTAACAATTTCATCGCCAACATGTTTATGAAACCATTTTGCCTCAGAATGATCTGGGATACAATGTTCGTATCCCATATTCTTTGCAATTCCAACTAAAGAAGCATACTGAAACATTTGGTTACCAAGTCTACCCTTGGTTCCCAGTTTATTCATTCCTATCATACTCAATCACCCTTTTCAATTCTATAACTATCTTCATCAAAATGCTTGGTTGAAAATTCAAACAACTCAGTATCCTCCAGGGCAATCATTTGATGTCTTAATCCACGATAGATATGAAACTTGTCTCCTGGGTTTAGAATAATCTCAAGAGCATATTTTAATTCGTCCTCATCACTATACTTTAAAAGTATTTTACCGGATTGAATGTAAAAAGTTTCATCTTTAAGTTTATGATAATGCCATGAACACCTTCTATCCTTTACAAAGTAAAGAACTTTTCCACAATACTCATCACAATTTACTATCCACTTTTCAAATCCCCAACCCTTGGGAACAAATTTAATTGAAGAACTCATTTGCATTAATTCCCTTATCATCAATGTAATAATCACCAGAGGGTTTTCCAAGCATTAGTTTGTGATATTTACATCCCCACTCATCTAATTGATTTGTGGTTAGTTCATAAAACATTTTTCTTGCTAGGTCTGCATTGTCTCCATAGCGACCCATTCCTCTAGCTGTTAGATATACGATTGTATGTCCTTCATCGTATAGTTTATTTATTTTTTCAATATGAGAAGGAATTGATGTTGCTTCTTCATAGTTTCCATTAGAAACAGGAGTGCAAATAGTTCCGTCAATATCAACAATATACTTCATGAATTTTCTCAATAATTTTTGTAGTAGAATAATTACCAACGCGATTAAAGAATCTTACTTCTTTAGCAAATTGTCTTCCAACAACTTCTCCAGTTTTCCAATCACTACCAACCATAAGAATGTCGGGAGAATATAATTCAATAAGATCTTCAAGTTCGCTTTTACTTCCAAATGAAAGAACAACATCAATATATTTTATTGATTCTAGCATAAATTTTCGAAAATACAATGAATTGATAGGTCTAGAGTTTCCTTTGTCATTTTTCACTTTTTCATCAGTATCAATACCAACTACCAACCTATCTCCAAGAGACTTGGCAACCTTAAACAATTCAATATGTCCCGGATGAAGAACATCAAAGCAACCATTTACCCATACTGTTTTCATTTCAAGTAATCCTCCACAGTCATAAATTTATAATCATCCCATTCTTTTTTAGCACACGTATAATCTTGATATTTACCTTTTAAGTGGTCTGGAAATGGAATGTATTCTATTTCACCGTTATACTTTTTCACAACAGAGTCTGCAACATGCTGGAAACTTACAGGATTACTTGTGCCTAGATCATAAATGCCAGATTTTTTATTGTTATTAAGGACAAGTTCAACAATATCATTAACACAAATGAAATCCCTAAAAAATTTATCAGAACCTTTAAAAAGTTTTAGTTTACCAGTTTCTTGAATTTGTTTTGAAAACTTACTTACGGGACTAGATTGATCCCCTTTATGTTCTTCTCCTTCACCATACACATTAAAATATCGAAATCCCTGAATCAAAGGAAATTCATTCATATGGTCTTGCACCCAGTAATCTATTGTAATCTTTGATAGTGCGTAATAATTAAGTGGATTAATGATTCCCTGCTCATTTCCATACACAGACGCCGAAGATGCATACTTAACAGGAATATTATATTTTGCTGCTTGAGAAAATAACCACTCAGTAAAATCAATATTATGAGTAAAGATTGACTTCAAATTAGTCTCTGTAGTTGAAGATAATGCTCCCTGATGAAGAATTAACTCTACTTTATCCCAATCACGAAAATAACTTCTCCAATGCCAACTATTATTTTTTTCTACTTCAACAACTTCTTTTCCTAATGTTTTAAGTTTGTTCAAAAACTTTTTTCCAATGAATCCCTGCGAACCGGTCAATACAATCATATAATTGTTACTCCTTTCTGCTTTACAACCCTAGATGCACATTCATTTGCAAATTTAATACTCTCAACTATATTCTTTGTTTCGTAGTACTTAACAACAAGTGCTGCCATAAAAGAATCACCAGCACCTGATACATCTTTTACTTCAACTTTTTTAACAGGATATCTGGTTCCTCTATATTCACATCCATTTGATCCCATAGTATGAATGATTTTATCTTTTAAAATATCAGTCAATTTACTTTCAGAATTTTTATATTCATAATCATTAATTTTAATAAAAGCAGCACCATCAGCCCAAGATCCAAGAATTTTTTTAGTGTCAATAAAGACATTGGAATGATTAGAGCATATTTGTTTAATATCATTTTCAGATAAAAATCCTTTATCATAATCAGAAATTACAATAATTTCGTGATCATAATCAATTAATGACAAATCAATTTTAGGAATTTTCTGTGTTGTGTCTACACGAAAAAATGTATGATTACTAGACTCGTGGACATATCTAGTCTTTGTAATTTCATACCAATTATCATTAGTAATGATATTACAATCTCTAATTAAACTTTGAATGTTTCTTTGAACATTCTTTGCCATACCAGGATTTTCGGATTGATCTTTAATATTCAGAACAGGAACAGGAACATCTGGACAGAGACGAAGTGCATCGCAGTACACAAAAACATCTCTAGAACTCTCACCTATAACTAATATTTTTTTCACGACTCACCAATGTAAGGTTTATAGAAGTGCATAATATCCTCCGGAGAATGAGGTAGAAAATAACAATAAAGATAACCAGGATTATTTTTCAAGTTACTTTTAATATTTTTATCATGTGTTTTCATATATATTTTTTCTTTAGATAGTCTTTTTGAAGCCAAAATACCACAAAAAGAATCGCATCCTGCATAATAATCGCAATATGCAACTAAGTCAACAATTAGTTTTATATCTGGATTTACAAGAAGTTCAAAGTTTGATAAAGGAACGTGAATATCATGGTCAGATATGACTACAACATTTTTTCTTGTTCTATTTGAAAGGTCTTCTACAAAATTCCAATCACTGGAATCTATGGTAGCAATATCATTTCTAGGTCTTGTGGACGTTGGATAATGAAAAAGAATATAGTCACTGTAAGGAGGTTCCTTTGCATTTCTAATAAAAGAAGAACCAAAATAAAATTGTTCAATATTTACTTTGGATTTTACATCATTACAAACATGAAAAAATCTTTCCATTACATTGATAACTTGGACCTCTTCATTTTGAATTCCAAACAGTTTTAATCCTACTTCAAAGTTAGGATGAAAATCGGGTCTAAAATGCCAAAAAGGCACAGCAACAGGATCAAGTGTTGCCATTGCCTTTTTACCTTTTTCATCATTTATCTCATGATGATTCTTTAAATTTGGATACTCTGGATTATTCTCAAAAAGAGGAATTAAATTTGAACCAAATCTAGAAGCCCAATAAATTTCAGTAATACTTTCCTTTTCTTCAGGTGACATGACAGCATCAAGTGCCATCATGTCACCAATTCCTGTTGAAATATATGTTTTCATCAGTGGAATTTTTTATGTTCAACTATCATTACAGGCCCATCACTGTCCTTAGCATATCTATACATATCCAATGCTTCTTCTGGAGTTTGTGGATCTAGAACAGGGAAGTCTACCAGTTCTTGGAAAACTTTTGTGAAGTCCTGAGAGTGAGTAGGGCCAGAAT